GGAATCCCAACACTCCCGTCGATGTGCTCACGGAGTTGGCAAAGGATAGCGACTGGTGTGTCCGCCGTTATGCGGCAGGGAATCCCAACACTCCCGTCGATGTGCTCACGGAGTTGGCAAAGGATAGCTACTGGTGTGTCCGCAGGAATGCGGCAGGGAATCCCAACACTCCCGTCGATGTGCTCACGGAGTTGGCAAAGGATAGCGACTGTGATGTCCGCAGGAATGCGGCAGGGAATCCCAACATGCCCGGTTACGAAGCGGAAGAACTTCAATTTATGGTAAAAGATACCTATGTGTCAGTACAAGGTACTACTCATATCTAGTATAAACACAACTATCCCAATGTTGCTCCATTTTATACATGTGGCTGTTTTTATGGATCACGAGAGCAATTGTTAATGAGAATTTACACTACTGATAATCAAGGTAGAGCGGCTGAGCGAATGAGAATATTGAATGCCCTCGACGAGAAGTTCAAAGAAGTTTTTAACCGATAAGAATAAAAGCGATGTTTTACGAAATCAAACTGAAAGTAGAAAAAGAGAACAGCAAAGGAGAGATGAAAGAAGTCATCGAACACTTCATCACCGATGTAGTACTGTTCGCCGAGGCCGAGAAAAAAGGACTTGAACAGTACAACGGAAATTGCGATGTATTCTCTATCACCCGCTCTAATGTCGTCGAGATAGTCAACGAGAAGGAAGAAGGCAAGCCCTTCTACAAAGCCACGTTGATAGACATATTCATCGATGACAACGGCAATGAAAAGGAAACGAAGTACTACAACCTCGTTTGCGCCAAAGACATCACCGAAGCCAACCGCCTTATGCAAGAACACATGAGACAAGGCCTTAACGATATGCGGTTGGACGGAATTGTGAAAACAAAAATCATGGACCTGATATAGGAGCATAATGTTAGACATTCCCCGCAAGCCGATCCGGGTACGTGGTCGAGCACCATACGGAGAAAGGAACTGCGGGAGAAATAAGCCATAAGTGTTTTAGGTGGTATCGGCAGTGGTTCAAACGGGAGAGCGGTATAAGTCGATTATAAGGAGCGAATATACAGTTGCGGGTTCGAGTCCCGCCTGCCGAACAAAAAGAGAAAGATATGCAATTAAAAGTCTTTACAGCATTCAGCGGATATGACAGCCAGTGCATGGCACTCGACCGGCTCGGAATCGGTTACGATCTGGTCGGCTGGTCGGAAATCGACAAGTACGCCATACAAGCCCATAATGCCGTATATCCTCAATACCGAGACAGGAATTTCGGGGATATATGCCATATAGACTGGGCAAAAGTTCCCGACTTCGACCTGTTCACATATTCTTTCCCCTGCACGGACATTTCAACGGCCGGAAAGCAGGCGGGATTGGAGAAAGGCAGCGGGACACGCAGCAGCCTGTTATGGGAATGCGAGAAAGCGATAGAGACCAAGATGCCGAAATACCTGCTCATGGAAAATGTAAAGTCCCTTACCGGAAGGAAATACAAGTGTTTTTTATCGGCATGGGAACAATACCTTTCCCAATTAGGGTACACGAATCATACGAAGGTTCTGAATGCGAAAGACTACGGCATTCCCCATAACAGGGAAAGAGTATTCATGATTTCGATACGAGACTCGGAATCGTATTATTTTCCGGAACCTTTACCCATTGAAAAGAGATTGAAGGACATTCTCGAATGCGACGTGGACGAAAAGTATTTTTTGAGCGAGAAGATGATAAAAGGTTTCATAAGACACAACATCGCTCACGTAAAAAAAGGAACGGGCTTTTTATGGTTGCCTAAAACAGGCGATGGCACAGCCAATTGTCTGAGAGCTAATGGAGCATTAAGTCCGACCGACAATTCGATAATCGTGAGGGAATATTCGGAACCCGAGATAATACAACGCAGCAGAGGATTTAACAAAGGAGGGACATACACGATATGCCCTGCGATAACAAGCAACTCGTGGCAGGAAAATAACTTTCTGTGTCTGGAAAAGATAAGAAGGCTGACACCGAGAGAATGTTTCCGGTTAATGGGTGTCAGCGAATCGGATATAAACAAGATTCAAAATGCGGGAATAAGCGACAGCCGGCAATATGTGATGGCAGGTAACAGTATCGTCGTAGATGTCCTTTTCCACATATTCCGAAAACTGTTCACGGACAAATCATGCGAATCGATACAAAAGAAACTTTTCTGATAAAAAGACAAAATATAATGGAAGAACAGGCCACATACAACCGAAAATTCAAATACGATGTAGTGATAGGGATAGACCCCGACGTGGAGCATAGCGGACTTGCCATACTGGGACTGTACGACATGAAGCTGACGGTTAACAGCCACCCGTTCCCGGATTTGTTGGAAATCGTCCGTTCGGTGGCACTCGAAGGTGCGGAACTCGGCCATGCCACCGTGGTATATGTCGAGGCAGGTTGGAAGAACAAATCCAACTGGCATTTGTCACCGAAAGACACACGGGCGAGCGCAGCCAAGAAAGGCGAGTATGTAGGTCGCAACCAAGAGACCGGTCGCAAGATAGTCGAAATGCTGAGGCATTACGGAATACAAGTCATGGAGCAATCCCCATTGCGCAAGTGCTGGCAAGGGAAAGACGGAAAGATCACCCATGAAGAATTGAAGCGGTTGTGCCAGATGAGCGGGATAGAGTTTAACAGACCCCGCAGCAACCAAGAAGAAAGGGACTCTGCCCTGCTTGCTATCACCTGCTCCGGATTGCCCATTAAATACAAAGTCGTTGAATCTAAAATAAACAAAGAAAATACGCTATGAAAACGAACCAACTGATGAAAAGGCGAATGGGTAACATAGATGTGACCCAACGTACCAAAGACGGATTTTTCTGTGCATCCGAATTGTTGAAACAGTGGAACGAAGGCAACAACCACAAGAAAAATGTTAACCACTATCTCGAAAACAGTAAGACAAAAGAGTTTATAAAAGCTCTTATAAATGACGACGATCAAATTCGGAATTCCGAAAAACCTATAAATCAAATACTTATAATAAATAAATCGAGAACCAACAAAGACGGGAGCAAAGAGGCAGGGGCTGTTTGGATGTCGCCCTTACTGTTCATCGATTTTGCAATGTGGATTAACCCGTCGTTTAAGGTTAAGGTGTTGAAATTCGTCTATGACGAAATGATAAAGTACCGCTCGGCTGTTTCAAAGATCGTTCGGAAAGACTTCATGCCCCAAGCCATGCAGAAAGTAGGCGAAGCGTTGAACTGGATTGTGTTCAACGAGCATGAAAGGAATATCCGCAACCAATACGGCGAAGAAAAGAAACAGCGGGAATTGTACGAGCTGGAAAGAAAAGTCGCCGACCTTATCAACGAGGGCTTTATCAAGAGCTACGACCAAATGATAACCTATCTGAAAAACGTTTACCGGCACAAGTACCTGCCGGCTGTATTCTCATAACCCAGAATTGTTAAAACAAAAATAGCCATGATTATAGCCAAGCAAGTTATATCCTCCATTATCGAGGAAAAGAAAAAGAATAACAAGGAGCCCTCCATAGCGAGCTTTACCGAAATACAGTCGGTGGTTATCCGGTCACTCAAATCTGAGATAAACGAGTTATGCAAAACCGGTGAGATTGACAAGCACAGGACCCTGAACGGGTGGGCATTTTCAATCACTGAAACCACAAATTAAAAAATGTTTAATCATTTGATTTACAGATGTTTATATTTGTCAAAAAGTAAATAATATATTAAATTTACCATGTAATAAATAAGAACAATTATGAGCACAATCTTACAGTTTCCCAACCGTTTCACGTCAGTGGAAATTGTCATATTATGAGTAAAATTCATGAGTTTAT